ATTCTATAAACTACCCGCTAGATGTGTCAGAAAATGCAATATATTATATTATGAGGTGATCTCCGCGTATCATGCAGTGTAAATATTGTAAGGAAATAACCGAAAGAGACGACCCAATTATGCCTATATGCGAGGATTGTTGGTTAATACTGAGGAGATGCTGATGATGGATTTGGAGAGATTATACTTGAAATTAGAAGATTGCTTAATAGAATTAGAAGGAATTATCAATTTAGAGAAGAGAGGTGATACAAAATGAAGCATCTAATATCAGCTACATTGAGTGAAGAAGCCTCCAAGATTTATTCAACATGGCCCAAAGGAAAAAAATCATCTCTAATTTCACAAATCATTGTTGAACAACATTCCAATATGAAATTAATTGAGGCTCTAAGGATCAGAAGAGAGATACAGACAGGAATAATAGCCAAAGCAAATGTGGCTTTATGGTTAAAGGACCCTTCAGACCCCCTATGTATCGAGTTAAATGAGATGTTAGTTGGAACAATCCATTACCAGTATAGAAATTTATCACTAAATAATGACGGAAACCGGAAATGATCCTTACGTTTTACAGCAATTTGATTCCCAGGCCTGCTCCGAATTACGGAAATCATTCATTCATTTAATGATTGTGCTGATTGTTTAATTGTAAACATTATAGATTCAGTTGGAGTGATATCTACTTCTTCTAAATACACAATAAAATTCATATTTACATCAGTATTCTCAAATATAGTTCCACCTAACACTCTAAAACTAATATTCAATTCTTTTTGAATTACATGATCAGGATCAACTACAACTTGTTGCCCTATTATTCCTTGAGAATTAGCACCTGCTGTTTTTCCACCCATTGAATAAGTTTGATTAGACCAAGCAATTAACCTATTATCATCGGCTCTATTTTGTATATTCAGAATATCTTCAGTTGACAGGATCGATTCTACAGACACTTCATATCCTGATCCCGGAGCTGATAAAGATAAACTTTGAACGGGCCATACTTCAAACCATCTAATTTTCCACGCTTTGTTAATATCTAATACATTAGCATAATCAAGAATGTTATCCGTATGATAATCTGTACTTGCTTTGAATGCTTCACTTGTGCCTCTTAGAGTAAGTGTTCTTCCTGTTGATTTCATTTCCTCGATCTCCTTGTTGCGATATGAGCTCTTTTCATTAATCTGGATATATCTGTTCGAGGATGCTTCTTCTTTAGTTTCTTTAATTGCCTACCAAACTCTCTTTGATATGGAGAAACTTGGCGTTTAATTTTGGATCTCTTGGCTCTACCTGCTTTTTTACTTGCAGCCGCTACTTTTAGATTACTTTCAGTATTATCAAAAAGACCGAATTCCTGATCAATTAAAACTGCTCCTAATCCTAAAGGGCCACCTAATCTCGCCCCAATAGATCGTTCAAGAGCATCTTGTCTTGCACTAAGAGCAATTATGAAAGCCCTTTCCCTATCTGTTAATGGCATTTATTCACCATCTTACTGTTGTGATAGCGATAATGCCATTGCTGCTGCTTGAGTCATTGTCTCAACTGTGCATTCCATTATTAGAGTACAATATACATCTTCCGCGAATCCAGTTGATGCTCTACCACCAAGATAGATCGTATCTACTGCAACTAAGTAACCATTAGTCCAAAGTTGAGGCGCATTGTCGAATGATTCCGATACAACTGATGCAATTCCTGCCGCTGCTTCTTGATTTACTGCATTAATCATACCGGAAGAGATCATAGATTTGTTTAATCCTGTTATCAACGCTGTTTGTGTTTGCGTTGTTAGTTGAAATTGTGCAGCTGCTGAAGCGCCAGCATCTAAAGTTGCACTCGCTCCACCTACATCAGTAAATGAAGGTGCTATGTTATGAATCCTAAGAACGGATTTCCCCAGAGCGTCAACATACGCTCCCAAATCGACCGATACTTGGTCGAAAGTGTTGGTATCACCGAGGTTTACTTGTGCGCGTATAAAGAAAGAATCTGATCTTGCCATGGCTTTCGGATGTATTTCCGGTTTATGAACATTGGTTACCGCAATCTGGAAGCATCAACACTGTTTTTCCCCGGTTTATCCAATCCGCGAAGCGGTAATCAGGTAACTCGAACGTGCCTACCCCAACCGGTTTGAGTAGGTTCTTCCTACGCCGCGTTCGCCACAAGAGGCCATATATTCTATAAACTACCCGCTAGATGTGTCAGAAAATGCAATA